CAAGGGTCTTAGTCCTGAGTGTGGAGAAGTTTCTTGATTCAGCCTCAGGATTAAAGAACGCGCCGGCTAATTATGCTTGACTGTCTTGGACGTAAGAGTCAAACAACTGACGTAGTGTTTGTCCAGACAGAACATACCCTTTAGGGGGTGTTCTTCCTATCCTTAATTTTATCTTTTCTTTAACTTCTGATAGGAAGTCAGCATAGCTTTCTGATGCCATTGATCGCGCAAGAGCATACGACTCCGACGAGCCTTCTAATATCCATGGATGAGTTAGATCTAGCTCCGGGTTGTACACTCCTGGGTGACGTAAACCCAGAAACGCGACCATCCCACGAAGATTTTTCCGTAAACCTTTTAATCTTGACTGTCTGCGAGTTGCAGGAGGTAAACCAAATCCTCCGAACTCACGGGGTAAGTGGGGATCAAGGAAACCACGATCGATAGCCCACTTATAGATCCCTGGGAAACAATATTTAACAATTTTTGGGATCTCCCCGAATGGCCTGGCCTCGTAAATTTAAGACGAGGCAGGACCGATGACATACCACCAAGGTACTAAAGACCTTTTATTTAAATTAAAAGTTGTGGTGGTGTCTTAGCAGACGAGTCCGCGTAATGGGAAGGCACGGGACCAAGACGAAAAACATGGGCGGAGTCCATGTTTTAATCCGTATGAACGGATGGTACCCGTACAGAGTTGAGGTACTGCATCAGGTTATGGTGCATCCTCATAATGATTGATAATACGGAGAGTGATATCGAATCCATCAAACCAACCTTTCACCCCCGTCTTGGGGTGAACTCCGTATACACGTCTGGGAACTTTGTCCCAGACCTCCTCTGTTCTTAAGAGCCTTCTCGGAAGAGCTGGGAAGTCATTTGCAAATTTAGGATGGGTTACCTATACACAGTAAGATACTTTTTCCCACCTAACTTTGAAAATCTCTTCGGTAAATATCCCCCACTTCTTTGAATTGTAGTGTTTACCGACAGAGAATTTTCCTCCTGAGCCAAGAACCGCACGCTCATATTGTGCAGTCTAATCAGGTGACCATAATGCGATTAAATCATCTCCGCAGATTCTATATGGTTACACCTTGAGGCTGTACTCGAGCCCCTCAGGATTGACTTCGCTCTTCCATTATGACTGAACCCAAAATAGTTGGGCGAGGGAAAGGGTTACCCATGTTAACGGTAGCCCCATTAAGATACCCCTCTCTGACCTTATAACTGACCCATCAGGATAGTGTAACAGTTAAGGTCCAGTTGCTAACTAGGCAACCCAACTAGCCCAAGGAGGTAATGACATTGCACTTGCAACCTCCTCCCAGATCACCTTCACTAAGTCCAAAGGAAGGCGGTCTGAAGCAGCAGTCAAATCAGCTGACACAATTGTATAGCTGCTGCTTGACGATGAAGCTGGCAGAGGGAAGAGTTCCTTCACAGCTTCACGCCGGTTACCTTCTAAGACGGATGCGCATTGAGGGATTTATCTCAAGAATTCGAGTACATCCGTTCGAAGAAGGTGGGCAAGGGACACCAGAGCGCCGGGGGATTTCAAAACAATCCTGGCTTTATACCCGCGCTCTTTAACCACCTCAACCTTAGCAGAAGGTAATCCTTAATAGAGGTGGCTGTCGAGGGCACGAAGGAGTATTCTATGTTATCGAAGTTATTCCTCAAGTCTAGAATAGTCCTAAGCAGAAAGCTTGCCTTGGAGATCTTTAATCTCATCTTGCAAAGCTTGCTCCTCGACTGGTGGTAGTCCCTAAAGACAAAGTTCAGTCAGATATGATGCAAGACCCCCTTAAGATCGGGTCTTTTCAAAGCACGCTCCTTCAGTTAATGGAGCCATACGTGGTCTGACCGCCTAAAAGCGGTCTTTAAATATGCCTTTAAAGAAGGCTCTAGCGTCTTGAAGGTAATCTTCTTAACAATTGTGGACGCTAGAATAGACCTACCGGTGCTATTGAATTGCTCTTTCGACAACCGCTTCAGACGGAAGTGGCATGGCCCTAGATAAGAAGGACCATTAAAGTCGACGCTCGGCGGTTGGGAACCATTCATTTAAGAATCTTCTCATAATCGAACCGCTGTAGCGGGCCTCTCTCTCTTCAAAAACTGAGAGTCTAGCTTCTGTAAAGCTAGATTTGAGCCAAGAGCTTGCATCATCAATTCCACGGTTTACGGAACGGGAAACGAGGCGACAGATAAAGTCGAGATACGTGGATATTCTCTATCTGTCAGAGGTTCTGCTCCTCTCGAGTGGGCCTCCGTTTCCGGCAGCAATGATGGCTCCACCTATTGCTTTGAGGACTTCACTTAAGAAGCTCCTCGTGGAGATCCATCGGTCCTTGCCTAGCTTAAATTTATAAGATAAACTTTGCCTTAGCTAGGTCACTTAGGACACAGGTACCCCATCGACTAAAAAGATAGGGTGGCGTTGTTTGATAGCTTTGCCTTAACGGGAAAGCTATCGGGATGCAATGCTACTTAAGTAGTCGAGCGGACGGGTAGGAATAGACCACCGTCCAATCAATGATCTCTTTTTATTATAAGGAG